GGTGCGACAACAATTTCTTTAGCGGTGTGTGTCGGGTATCTCTCACGGCCAACAACGCTATCGGGGTTTATCACACCTCCGCGCACGCATCGAATAACTTGGGCGTGTATGCCAACAACTTCGACTTGCTAGCCGTCGACACTTTCGGTTCGTTGACTGGGCGTGTCGGCATAAAAATGAACTACACAAAGTTCAACGTGGTTAGCTTCTATTTCAACGAGCCTATTGCAGAAGGTGGGTCGCTCGTCACAACGTCGAATAGTTTAAGTTACGACATCGGGCAAATCGTAGCCTCTTCAAACTTCTATGAGCGCATCGTCCGTGGCCGCGCCACCTATGAGCATGATTCGAACCACCTGCGGCTTCTGTCAGTCGACGGGACAAAGGACTGGGGCATCAACGTTGACTCAGCTACGGGCAACCTTCGCGTGACAAGGGTTTCTGGCTCTGGTGTCGCTACACTAAGCAATCTGCAGGTTGTCGCCAGCGTCGGGTTCAACAACACGTCCCCCGTTGCGAAGCAAACTGTGACAGGCTCACGAGGTGGCAACGCAGCTTTGGCGTCATTGCTGACCGCACTGTCCAATTACGGCCTCATCACCGACAGCTCAAGCTGACGCAATAATATTTCAACATCAACGACATAGCGAAGATAAAATGGCTGGCAACGGCAACTCAGGACAACGCAAAGACAAGTTGATCCGCGAGGCTCTCATGCTGGCAGCTCATCGCGTGCATGATGAAGACCCACAAGGCCGCAAGAAGCTTGCTGTCGCTGCTGCGAAAGTCGTGGAGATGGCTGTTGCTGGCGACCTCGCTGCATTCAAGGAAATCGCTGATCGCATTGACGGCAAGGCCCCGCAGAGCCTGGACGTAACAACGACACATGAGCGCGCAGTCTCAGAACTCACCGACGCAGAACTTGCAGCCATCGTCTCAAGTCGTGGAAGCAGCAACGGAACTGCTGAAGAGAAGGCAGGCAAGGCAAAGCCTAATCCAATTCACTGAATACACCTACGACCGCTACAAGACCGCTAAGCATCATCGCATAGTTGCCGAGCAGCTAGAGCGGGTCATGCGCCGCGATGTAGACCGGCTCATGCTCCTGATGCCTCCAAGGCATGGGAAGACAGAACTGGCTTCAAGACGATATCCAGCGTTCTGCTTAGGGAACTTCCCGCATCGCCAGATCATCGCAGCGTCCGCCTCTGCTGAATTCGCGGCCGATATTGGCCGTGAGGTTCGAAACATCATCAGGAGCGAGGATTACAGTCGTCTATTCCCTGAAGTCCGGCTGGCCGAGGATAGTCAGGCATCTGCTAGGTGGCACACAAACAAGGGCGGGATCTTCTACTCGGTCGGTGTGGGGTCCCAGATTCTCGGCAAGGGTGCTGACGAGTTCATCATTGATGACCCGTTCGGTTCAATGGCCGACGCTCAGAGCGAACTAGAGCGCAAGGCAGTCAAGGAGTGGTATCAGGGCAGCGTTTACAACCGGCTTCAGCCTGGTGGCGCTATCATCCTGATTAACCACCGGATGCACGAGGATGACTTATCGGGCTTCCTGCTCGAACAACAGAACAACGGCGGCGACAAGTGGGAGATCATCCAGCTACCCGCCATAGACAGTTCCGGGGCGGCGCTCTGGCCGGAAGCTTACCCTATCGAAAGCCTCGACCGCATCCGAGCGAACTCGCTGCCCCGGTTCTTCTCTGCGCTCTTTCAGCAAGATCCGCAGCCTGATGAGGGCACGTTCTTTAGACGCGAGTGGTTCAAGACCCATGACGAGCGGCCCAAGACCAACCTGTTCATCACTTGTGACTTCGCTGTTACGGATGCGGGCGGTGACTGGACTGAGCTTGCCGTTTGGGGCGTTGGTCCCGACAGCACCATATATGCTGTCGATTGGTGGCGCGGCCAGACTGATGCGTCGGTCTGGATCGAGCGAATGCTTGATCTCATGGCCAAGCACAAACCGCTTACCGTATTCGCTGAAGGCGGCGTCATTCGCAGGGCCATCGAGTCTGTCCTGAAGAAGCGGATGGACGAGCGCAAGGTCTGGTCCAGCATCGAATGGGTGGCAAGCATCCACGACAAGCCGACACGCGCTAGAGCGTTCCAGGCATTGGCGGCTAATGGCAAGGTGAGCTTCCCCAAGTCCCCTTGGGCTGGCGAAGTGGTGGATCAGCTTATCCGCTTTCCGGCTGGCAAGCATGACGACGCGGTTGACTGCTGCAGCTTGATAGGCAGGGCGGTCTACGAGGCATGGCCTGCGTTGCTCACCAAGGTCGATAGCTCACGCAACCCTGTCGACAGGTACACGAAAAACAGAAGTTTGGCCGCTCAGGGCGGATGGAAGACAGCATAAATGGCAAAGCGCAAGATTGCAGACCAGAAGGCCGAGGATAACTACCTCGAAACGGTAAAGCGCAAAGCCACTGTGTCCATGGACATGCTGGACGCTGCAAGGCGTGCGGCTCAGGTCTTCCAGCGTTACTATGACGGCGACCAGTTCACCGACAACGAGCGCCGCATTCTTGAGGCTCGTGGTCAGCCCGCGCTTGTTTTTAATCACGTGAAGCCCGCCGTCAACGCCATCATTGGCATCGTGGAGCGTGGCCGCACAGATCCCAAGGGCTGGGGCCGAACCCCACAGGACCAAGAGGCTGCTGAAGTAGCCACGGACGGCCTGCGCTACGTCAGCGACGTGACCCGGTTCAATGCGACAGCGAGAGAATGCCTGCAGGACTTCCTCATCTGGGGCGTAGTCGCTGGCATCAACGAGATCAACGAGGGCCAAGAGCCTGGCATTCGGCGCATCAGGCCTGAAGAGTTCTTCTACGACCCGTACAGCCGCGACAGGGACTTCTCAGACGCGCGCTACATGGGCATCGCGAAGTGGATGGATGAGACTGACTTAGTCGATCTCTACCCGGACGCTGAAGACAAGATCAAGATGTCCTTCGACAGCGCGACAACGGGTGATTCGTTTCAGGATCGGCCCCGCGACGGTTGGTCATGGATTGACGTGAAGTCCCGCCGTATCATGTGCTTTGAGATGTATTCTCGCCGTGGTGGCATGTGGAACCGGTGCGTGTTCGTGTATGGCGGTGTCCTTGAAGAAGGCCCAAGCCAGTACCTCGACTCCAAGACCAAGCAGCCGCGCAATCCTATCCTCGCTCAGTCTGCATACGTCGACATCGACAACCAGCGGTACGGCGCGGTCAAGGATATGGTCAGCCCGCAGGATGCGATCAACAAGGGTCGGTCGAAGGCCATCCATCTGCTGAACGTGGCCAAGCTTCGGGTAGAGCCTGGGGTTCTGGACGTTGACGCGGTTCGCAAGGAATGGGCCAAGCCTGACGGCATCATCGAGGCCCGCGAAGGGCAGATTGAGGAGTTGGGCGACAGGCAGCTAACGCCTGCCCACCTTGAACTGCTCCGCGATGCCAAGGAAGAGATGCGCCGCCAGTCCCCGACACCGGGCATTGTAGGCCGTAGCGGTCAGTCTCAGTCGGGCAGGGCTATCCTTGCCGAGCAACAGGCGGGCATGACAGAGCAGGCCCCGTTGCTGGCTGGCTTCGACGATTGGAAGCTGCGCTGCTACCGCGCCATGTGGGAGAGCATCAAGCAATTCTGGACCGCGCCTAAGTGGATACGTGTGACTGACGACGAGAACGCCCCGCGCTTTGTTGGGCTGAACATGCCGGAGCCTGTGATTGACCCTCAGACGGGCCAGATGCAGATCGACCCGATGACGGGCCAGCCTGTCATGCAGTCGAATAGCCCTGCAGACATGGATGTGGATATCGTCATCGATAGCACGCCAGACACGGCAGTCATTCAGGAAGAGCAATTCCAGCGCCTTGCCGAGTTGGTACAGGCCGGAATGCCTATCCCGCCTGACGTGCTGATCGAAGCGTCAAGCCTGCCGAAGAAGAAGCTGCTGCTGGACAAGCTGAAGCAGGCGCAGGAGCAGCAGAGCCAGCAGCCAGACATGGCGATGCAGGCCGAGATGCAGAAGGCTCAGATGCAGAGCCAAGCCAAGCAGCAAGAATTGGCCATGCAGGCCCAAGCAGACGCGCAGGATCTTGAGCGCCAGGATATGGCCGACCAGCGCAAGACAGAGCGGGCCATGCAGTTGGCTGACCGTCAGTTTCAATACGACATGGCACGGCTTGAGAAGCAGGCCGAGATCGACGGCATCCGCGAAGAGAACAAGGTCCGCGTCAGCCTTCAGGCAGAGACAGCCAAGCGGCAGATTGAGCTGGAGACAGACCGGGCGAAGAAGCAGTTGGACTTCGACTTTGCCGATGCTGACCGGCAGTCAATGCTCACCACTGAAGTTGCCAAGGGTCAGGCTATGGCACAGGCGCAGGTGCCCGCCATTGATTCACTGCACAAGCGGCTGGATCAGATGGGCGATGCGCTGATGAAATTGGCAAGGCCGAAGCGGATCGTGAAAGACCCGGTGACGGGCGAAAAGAGAGCGGAGTTTGTGAATTGACCTATTCAACCATGAAGCCTGACCGCCTCAACGGCCAAGACATCCTGCGGCCTGTTGTGCATGAGGGTGGGACGCCGAAGCTGGCGTCGTCGTCTGTCTGGTTCCCGCCGACGATCAGCGTGCAGCACGCCTATGAGCCACTTGGAAGGC